ACTGCTCCTGATGCGCCTGACCGTATTGACACAACTGCCCACTTACCGTCAAACATCTCTGACACCGCTAGTGCGTCAGCTTCTCCCTCTACTACTGTAATGTATTTACCACCACCTTTAAACGCTTGCTGACCAAACAGACCTACGTTATCAAACGTACCGCTTGCGTAGAATGCTTTGTTATCTACAATGCGTGACTTAGTCCCTGTCTGTGCGCCTGTGTCCTTGTCAAAGTAAGGGTAGTGGTGCTTGCTTATAGTCCCTGCTGTGTCGTACTCAACAGCGACACCGAACTTCTTGCACGTTGCCTCTGAGATACGTCTGTCTGGGATTGATGCTACTACACCTGTCATCTCTAACTTCCTATTTGCCTTTGGTTTACTCTCAATAACTTCGCCCGATGCTCTCTCGTAGTGGTCACAACCGCCTGTAAAGCAGACGGCATGACCATCGGAGTACCTTGCCAAGTTGTTCTTTGAGCCACACGAAGGGCATGGCTCATGTCTGACAAAGTGAGAGTCTGGCATTAAAAGTCACCACCACCTTCAGAGGCTTCGGCTAACTCCAACACCTTTACCTTAGACAGGTAGGTTGACGTTCCGTGTACTGGGTGAGGTTTACCTTCTGCATACTGTACGCGAACCTTTGAGCCTCGCGTCAAGCGACCACTGAAGTCGTTGCCATCAGCATCAAACATAGGCACTTCATACTTGGTGCTGAACTTGCGTTGCTTGACACCTTCGTACTCGCGTAGTTTGACACCCTTGTTGGCTAAGTCCTCAGCCTGTGCGTCTTCCAATGATAGGACTAGGGAATACTTACCCGTTGATTGACCCTGATATTCTTCGTGTTCGTCAAGGTTTGCGAACGCTACGTTACCTTCTAATACTGCCATAGTAATTTACCTTATAAAGTTAAAAAAGATTACTTAAGGATACTTTAGGATTTATCTTTAATGTTTAAAAACTAAAGTATCTAAGTATATTATATCATGTATTACTGCTGTTTGCAACTATGTTTATAAATTAATTGTTACTCCTTATTATATCACGTTCATCTGCTGTTGACCAGTTCTCCTCTATCGCCTCCTCAGATGCCGTGTGGCAATCTGAACATAGGTCGATAAATTCGTCTGTCACTCTGTCTCGTTTACGTAACTCTGCCTCAGTCAGTATGACATCACAGGCTTTACATCTGCTCACAATTCTGTCTCCTTGTAGGGTCTGCCGTATGTAATCACTAGGAATGGTAGCATCAATACTGTACCTTCAAAAGGCATTGTGCTGTGTTCCTCTGTCTCGCTATTATAAGTCCATACAGGGCGACTGTCAACAAATTCTAGGTCAATTCCGACCCCGTTGCGTAGTTCCACTGTAAATAGCCTGTTAAATAGTATTGTATTAATCATCTTGTTCGACCTCCTCGTCGTAGTCTTCGTTGTCGTTATACGGCTTGTAATAGCCTCTCTGCTCTACATAATCGCTGTAGTCATAGCTTGGGTCATCATCGACCCTGCAATATTCTCTACCCATTTATACTCGCTCCTATAATCTGTGCGTACTCGTACCCGTCCGCAAATCCTCGTTGATATTCCTCGCTCTCGTCTGGGTCGCATCTGTACCCGCCCAACCCATCGTATTCGCCTCGCTCGTAGTCCGTCAACTCCTGCCAGTACTCCTGCAAATTATACTGCTTGTCTGCCAGTGTTTCAAGCTGTGCTTGTTCTTGATAGTCTTTACTCATAATTAAAGCCCCATATAGTCAATTAATATTTTATAGCCTAACATAAAGACCACACCCAATACAACCCCCTGTATAAAACTAGCCATAAATAATCCTCGTTACCAGTTATGCACCACGCCCGCAATGATAAACAAGCACGTTACCAAGTTTAATAATACCACAGCAGACCGCATTGATGCAACTATATCTGCCTCTCTGTTGTTGTCTCCTAGTTTTTCACCAAGAGACAACGCCCACAATCGCCACAGTCTACGCAATCTCTACCTCCTCGATGGCTACGTCATCATGTCCAATGTTGCGCCAAATCTCTGCCAAATCCTCAGCCTCAGCGCGTGTCTTTAGATAGTACCTGTTGACCTCTAAACCTCCGACCCAAATTGTATAATACGTCATCTCTACGCCTCCGTTAATGAATCGCTGTCTATTCGTACTAGATAGGTATTTGTTCCGTTCATAGCTTGTAGAATCATATCCTCGCCAAATAGAACGTCATAGCCTCCGACCTCGTTTTTTTCCACAGTCGCGCCTTGTTGTTTGAGTTCCTTAAGTACTCGCTGAAAGTCTCGCTTGCCAAATATGCGCGTCCTAGTGTTGCTGTCTTTGTCAAATTTTCGCATCTCTACGCCTCCTCTGTGCGTTTTTGGTGGTATCTGTTGCCCACGCTTAGTATATTAACAGCGTCTTTCTCTGTCAACTGGTAATGTTCTGCAAACTTTTCTACTGTCAAATAGTTGTTGACCCATTCCAGATACAAATCTGCTAGTTGTTCCGCCATATTAAATACTTGCATTGTCTGTGCCTCTCAACTCGTCTGCTAGTCTCTCGTTGTTCATTATACCACCTCCACAAAATCATCGCCCACAAAATCTAGTGCGTATTTTTCTGCACGTTCATTGCTTCCAGTTAAAATCTGATGCACCGTTGCATCTGCATCAATATCTCGAAAAATAACTCTGTAGTCTAGTTTATCGTTACCCTCTGCAATTATTGCTTCTAAACCAAACTCACTGTTAATGTATTTTTTAAAAACTCTCATATCATTGCCTCCTATAGGCTAGTAATTGTCATATAGAAGGGTACTTTAGCAAATACCCAACTATATTGCAACTATTTATTTTTACATCACCTCCACAGTAGTTATCAAATCTTTAATTTGTTTCGCCATTTTGCGACCGTGCGCGACGTATGCGACAACCTCAACATCTTTATCCCAACACGCTCTACAGGTCGCGCATTTGCCTTCACGCTCGTACGCCTCGCATATAGTCATTTTGGGCTTTTTGTGGCTAATCGTTGGTATTATGGTGCTAGTAGTATTACCCGCGATAATATCGCCATTGATGCTATCACTAGACAACCTAACAACCACGTTGGGCAATGCCCCCATCTTTGCCAGTATATCGGCAAACTTTGCAAATTTGTGCATTCTAGTGGGTAGCCAATGCCTAGTCCACGGAGTTGCAACCATAACGTCATAAATCTTTTCGGCTAGTTTAAGACTGTACATATCGCCACTATCAAACCATCTAAAGTATCGGTCGTTGTCTAGTTCCGCAACCATAGCGTCAACCCAATCGGATTGTTTCCAATCGTCGCGATTATGTAGCCGTGGTGCTTTGACGTTGCTAAATCTATAATTGCCGTCTGTAGCATAGCAACCCTTGCAAGCGTCCACTAGTTCACCATCTGCCCCAATGCTCGCGGGGCAAGTGTCTAGGGCTTGCAATGACCAACTACGGCACGGCATTTTGCTTGCTTTTGATAATTTTGGTTTAGCGTTAAACATTGTATAGCCTCCTATTGGCTAGCGTTTGAATTGATATAACAGAGCCTACTATAGACTAATAGACTCGATATATCAACTCTACCTATGCCACCTCCTTAAGTGTGGTTAGTTGTTTGAGTTCTGCCTTCAACTCGCTTAGTTTGTCTACTAGTGCCATAGTATCGTCGTCTATATCATAGTTGACCCAGTTGGGCAATATGTGAGTCATAGCATTGAATACGCCTTGAGACTCTGTCTCCTTACGATGGGCTGTCTCCTCCCAGTCAGTATAAACACCGTCTAACCAATCGCTGTTTAAGGCATGATGCGCCCATATGCGAGCCTGTACGGCTTCAATATCTAATGTGTAGTACTCTTGTTTCATCTTGTTGTAAATCTCTGTCTTGGTCATAGTATGTGCCCTCCGTTGGGCTGTTTGTTTGTGTATGTCGCCCATTATATAGAGGTTGTTGCTATTGTACAATGATTAATATGCATGACCTTTTGATATGTCATAACTATTATGCATTAGACCCTCAAGGGTATCCTATGGTATACACACACTCGCCCTGTGGACTACCTGTGGATAACTTTGGCTCTGCCCAGGCGAATTGTGGATAAAATTGTGGAAAACCTGTGGAAAACATGGGGGCGGGGGGGCAGGCGGGGCGGTGAGATTGTTACGGTATCCTCTGGCATACAAAAAAAGCCTAAAATTGAACAAAAGATAGCCTGGGGTTTATACCTCTAAGTTGTTGTTTTACTTAAGTTTTCTTAGGCGGGGATTTAAGATGACTAATATATAAAAAAGGGTCACGTTGGGGAACTAAAAAGTTGACCTGCGGGTCTAAATAATGCTTGACTTTTGTTTAAAAGTATGCTATAATATAGATATAATAAAGACATTGTTTAGAGCCTTAAGTATACTTAAGTATTGTTTAGTTATTTACTTTAAAGATTAATCATTAATGTTAAATACTAAATGTTATCCTAAGGATACTTAAGATAACTTAAGGAGAGTCCATTGGATACTAAAGCAAATCCTCCAAAAAGGAGGGGCAGACCACCGAAGTCCTCGGTTGTGTCAAGAAAGAAAGGGGCGACTGGGTTGTCACGGGGTCGTCCCAAAGGTGATGCGGCTATAATCAACGAATACAAGAGTAGGATGTTGACCTCACCTAAGTCAAGGAAAGTGTTGGAGTCAATATTTGATGCGGCACTTAACGATGACCATAAGCATCAGTCAGCCGCTTGGAAACTAATTGTAGATAGGATTGTCCCTGTAGGGGCTTTTGAGAAGGATGTTGTCAAAGGCGCAGGGAAGTCAGCAATACAGATAAACATTACTGGAGTTGGTGGGGAAACCACGGTGGTGTCAAACAACGAGGATGTCATTGACGATGGGGAAATCATAGATGGCTAAGTACTTCACTAGACAAGAGTTCGCTTGTCAGTACACAGGTAAAAACGAAATTAAGCCTGAGTTCATTGAAAGATTAGATGAACTGAGAGAGGCTTGTGGTTTCCCATTCATTATTACGTCAGGATACAGAGATTCAGAACACCCTATTGAAGCCAAGAAAACTAAAGCAGGAACTCATGCACAAGGCATTGCCGCGGATATTAAAGTCACTAACGGCTACCAACGGTTTCGTATCGTTGAGAAAGCTATCGCGCTTGGATTCACAGGCGT